CGATCATACCCGCGGTTCTTGCAACCCAAGCGGCTCTCTCTCCTGACTGCGGTTGACGAATGAAAACCGAACTTGTGGCATTCTGAACTGCTGCAAACCCTGACGGGTCTGACAATGATGGTGATAGTCCATGCACAAGCGTACCCTTCGCTTCAAATGCACAAACCACTTGCCATTCATAGGTCTGGGGTGTCACAGCATTAGATGTCGCCAGAAAACCCAGGAAATCAGTATCATAAGGACCAGTCACATAAGTGGGCGGGTATGCCTGAGAGGCATAATACCAATTTATTTCCTGGGGAGCTTGGGGATGATACACCACCGATTGCCATTCATCCGATGTGGATGACATTGGTCTCGCAATATCTTCAAGCATCATTGTCGAAGCCGAAAATGACGCCAAAGAAAGCGACTGATGATTCAACTCTTCCAAGCCTATCAATGATCCACCCCTATTTAACAAGGGTGTAACATTCCGCACACGCAAACCACAACCAACCAACCTTGTCCCGACTGCTGTATCCGTAAAATTTGACAAATACGGAGAGTTACACGATGAGGTTCCTACATTGGGATTTACATAATTAGTAAAAGTTGTCCCTGTGAAACCACCCGATGTATACCCGATAGGATTGGGCCAATACGAGCCACTTCCAGTACCTACATACGGGCAAGCAAAAGGAATGACAGACACCCAACCAACGCCACCAGCACCAGTAGCAAACGTCCCATACGCCATAACCGATTGTTTAAGCGACGGGAAATTAAACTCTGATGGAATACAAGCGGAAGCACCTGAGAACGGATTCTCTAACGCCTTGAGATAGTCCCGTGTACACGCGGCCATCCCTAGTACAAGACCGTTCCTACCAGTTTCAACCACTTTAGTACGTTGTCTCTTCTGTCTCCTTCTATTTCTATTGATTGTTAAGGTTTGAGGTGCAGGGCGTTGTCCATTTCGTGACAATTGACCTGTCCTTTTCGCAATTCGATTAGCTTTTCTCTTAGTCATGTCGAATAATTTGTGGGGGGCCACGCAATTATACTGACTAATGGGATGGCCAGGCCCACCAATCAGTTGTCGGTTAATTTTCTTATTGACCCGCACCCCGTTGCAGACGCACTACAACAGGTTCATGGGTCGTGGCAGTCAAATTCGGGTTAGACTGGAGTAAATTAACTGTTATTAAATCCAAGTCACCAAAACCGACATCTTGTTCGACTACCACACGTAGGGGTGGACATTCCGCTGGATCCAAATTGATCGG